GGTCATGTCTACCTGTGATGGGTGGCGTGATAACTTTGAAACCAACTATAAAGACCGATTTGAAGAGTATTACCGCATATTTCGTGGTGAATGGTCTCCTCAAGACAAGACAAGGGACTCAGAACGATCCCGAATTGTCTCACCAGCTACCCAACAAGCCGTAGAATCCACTGTTGCAGAGATTGAAGAGGCAACATTTGGTCGTGGACGATGGTTTGATATCAAAGATGACATAGGTGATCCCCGTCCTGATGTCGTTTTATTAAGGGAAAGGCTCTACGAAGACTTCAGCAAGCACCAAATCCGTAAGGAATTGTCTGAATGCATCCTAAATTCAGCTATTTTTGGTACAGGTATTGGTGAAATCACCTTAACAGATGAAAAAGAGATGTCTCCTGCTACCGAACCTGTCATGGAAGGGCAGTTAAATCAGGTAGGTGTAAGAATAAGGGATCGAAATGTTGTCAGATTACGCTCTGTTCTACCCCAAAACTTCTTAATAGACCCTTGCGCCTCAAGTATTGATGATGCTTTGGGCGTAGCCATTGATGAATTTGTACCCAAACACCAGTTAGAGATGCTTCAGGAAGAAGGTGTTTACTTAGAAGGTGAGATTGCTAACGCTTCTTACAATACTGATTTATTGGCTGACCCTAATGAAACCAGTATGTATGAGGAGAATAAGGCTAGGAAGACAACTTACTATGGTTTAGTGCCCCGTCATCTACTCGATGAGTTAAAAGATAAAAAGACAGAAGGAGAAAGTTATTACGTTGAAGCAATTGTCGTAATAGCGAACAAGGACGTTCTTTTAAAAGCAGAAGAGAATCCTTATATGATGCAGGATCGTCCTGTCATCGCATTTCCATTTGACATCGTTCCTAGCCGTTTCTGGGGTAGGGGTATATGTGAGAAGGCCTATAACTCACAAAAGGCGTTAGACGCTGAAATACGGGCTAGAATCGATGCATTAGCCTTAACAATCCACCCCATGTTAGCAATGGATGCATCTAGGGTTCCCAGAGGACAGCCTTTACACGTAAGACCTGGAGGTACGATCAGGACTAATGGTAATCCTGCTGAGTCTTTACAGCCTTTTAATTTTGGTCAGGTAAGTCAGATAACATTTAATCAGGCTGCTGCATTACAGCAGATGGTGCAGACTTCGACAGGTGCTATTGATCCTACGGACAGGATGGCAGGAACTGATACACGTTCTGCTGCTGGCTTTAGTATGGGTTTGGGTACGGTCATTAAGCGGCATAAACGTACTCTGATTAACTTCCAAGAAGCCTTTTTAATTCCTTTTGTCACTAAAACGGCTCATCGTTATATGCAGTTTGAGCCTGAACTATACCCTGTTAGTGATTATAAGTTTGTTGCGACAACTTCATTAGGTGTTGTTGCTAGAGAGTATGAGATAGCTCAGTTAACTCAGTTGTTACAGACCATGCAGGATTCACCTGTTAAACAGCAGTTGATTGAAGCGATTATAGATAATATGTCCTTGAGTAACAGGGAGCAGTTAATTGCTTCTATGCGACAGGCTGCACAACCTAATCCACAGGCAGTCCAGTTACAGCAGCTTACGGCTCAGAGTCAGCTTGGTTTCCAGAATGCCCAGACCAATGCGCTCAATGGTCAGGCGGTAGAGGCACAGGCTAGGGCAAGAAAACTTGCAGCAGAGACAGGTCAGTTGCCTGAAGAGTTAGAGATTGATAGGATCAAGGCAGTAACAGCAAATCTTAAAGTGGGAACTGAAGATGATAAAGAGTTTGAGCGCAGGATTAAAATCTCAAAGGAACTCACTAAGGAGCGAGAGATTGCGGCTAAAGAGGCTCAAGCGGAAGCGTCTCGCATTCTTGCTGAAAGGCAACTCGCTGAAAGGCGGGAAGCTCAACAAGCCAGAGCGCAACAGAATGTCACTCCAATGAGGCAGCAATGAAAGGTGTAGCACATTATTTTAAAGACGGTACTCGCCATATGGGTGGTACGCATAAGATGCCAAATGGTGAGACGCATTCTGGTAAGACGCATGGAAAGACCAGTAAGAAGTTATTTCACTTCAAGGATCTTTCTGAGACTGCAAAGAAGAAGGCAAGGAAGCGCACTTAATGCCAAAGATTCCTAAAAAGTATGTAGCAGGATCTAAGAATCCTAAAAAAACAATTGCAGAGATAAAGCGCACTAGGAAAAAGTACAAAGAAGGTAAGTTAACGAAGAAAGAAATGGACGAAATTAGCAAGCAGAGGGTTGCGAGTGGCAAAAAAAAGCGCAAAAGCCGCAGTGCTTGATAAATACGCTAAGTCTAGCGGTTTCTCAAGGGCAAAGCTGGCAAAGGTTTATCAGAGAGGTTTAGGGGCATATTACAGTTCTGGCTCTAGACCTGGAGTATCAGCACATCAATGGGCTGCTGGTCGGGTAAGAAGTTTCGCAACAGGTAAGGGTGGTGCTAGAAAAGCAGACTCTGATCTCATAGCAAAGGCAAAGACTAAAAAGACAAAAACACGAAAGGCTTGATGTGGCTCACGCAGATAGAAAGAAAGCATTATTAAAGAAGCATGGGTTATCTGGTACTAATAAACCAAAAAAGACACCGAGCCATGCTACGAAGTCACACGTTGTATTAGCAGAGCGTGGACATGAGATGAAGTTAATTAGGTTTGGTCAGCAGGGTGTGACGGGTGCTGGTAAAAACCCTAAGAGTAAAAAGGATAAGGCACGAAGGAAATCATATTACGCTAGGCACAATGCACAAGATGCCAAGCCTGATTTTTTTAGTGCTCGATACTGGTCACATAAAACGAAATGGTGATGACATGGCTAGGCCAACCAAACGTATTAAAAAGAAAGACAATATTAAATTACACAGAAAGCGAAGACGCAAATAGGAGGAGTTATGCCTGGGGGCATGAGGAAAAAGAAAAAGGCTATGACTAAGCCTAAAAAGATTAAACGAAACAAGTATTGACTTACGATACTTTCTTGATGTTAAAATGCAACATCTGTCCGAAAGGGTAAACAGATGGTTACAGAAGAGTCACTAAGAATTGAGAAAGAGCGCGATGCTTTGCGTACTATGTTTTTGACTGAGGGCTGGAAGGTTCTCAAGCAAAAGTTAGTACAAGAGCAGAGGTTTTTGAACAATATCGAGGCGATTCACAGTCAAGATGATCTTTGTTTTAGAAAAGGAAAAGTTGCTAAAATAATAGAGATTCTTGGTATAGAAGGTAATCTTGAGACACCTCAAGAAGATAATTCGTTCAATTTTCTTGAGATTTGATATGCCGTTATATGATTTTAAGTGTCAGAAAGGTCATATTGTGGAAAGACTTGTGGATAACTCTATTCATCAAGTTAATTGTCCAGAATGTACCAATCAAGCATTTAGGATTATAAGCAGCATAAACTTTTCGCTTGACCCGATCTCCGGTGACTTCCCCAAGGCCACGAAGAACTGGGCAAAGTGGAGGCAAGTGAAAATAGCAGAAGAACGAAAGACAGGATAACTTTACGAAGCCCTGATAACCCACATCCATAATCTTTTTTAAGACGGAGTAAAAATGGGTACAAAACTTATTGACACGCCAGAGGCAACACCTGTTGAGGAAATGGAGCAGCAGGAAATGATGGTTGAGCAGCAAGAGCCGGAGATCCCTGCTAAATACAGGGATAAATCGACGGCTGAACTAATAGCGATGCACCAAGATGTTGAGAGAGCATTTGGTAAACAGGGTGCAGAGTACGGTGAGTTAAAGAAAGTTGTAGACTCATACATTCAAAACCAGACGGCAGAGGTCAAAACGGAAGAGCCTAAGCAGGAGATTGATTTCTTCGCTGATCCTGAAAAGGCAGTAGAGCAGTTAATTGATAGGCATCCAAAAGTTGTTGAAGCAGAGAAGACGCAACAGAGTTTGAGGCATCAACAGGCGCATCAGCAGTTAATGCAGACGCACCCAGATACTAAAGACATTGTTGCTGATGCACGATTTCAGGAATGGATTGCTGCTTCACCAGTACGGCAAAGGGATTTTAGAAACGCGGATCAGAACTACGACTTTGAGAGAGCCTCTGAGTTGATGTCATTGTGGAAGGAGCGTCAGCAGTCTGTGGCGCAAACAGTCACTAATGGCAGGAAACAGCAGGTAAAGGCAGCATCAACAGGTAACACCCGTGGTTCGACTACGCCAAGCTCTAAACAAACTTTCCATAAACTCAAACTTGATGAAATGAGAAAGAATGATCCTAAAATGTATACAGCTTTAAATGATGAAATATTAAAGGCTTATGCGGAGGGTCGAGTCAGAAGATAATGGAGTAATATCATGGCAACACAACCATCATATGTCACGTCTAGTAGTGGCGCGTTTGGCACAGCGGCAAAAGCAATTAGTGCTACAGAAGCAGCAACATTCATCCCAGAAATTTGGTCGGATGAGATTGTAGCTGCATACGAGAAAAACCTTGTATTGGCTAACCTTGTAAAGAAGATGTCAATGCCT